TTACTGCCTGTGATACAATTGACTCTGTGATTGAACCTGTTTCCATATAGACTCCTTATTGAATACCAGTTTCGGGTTGAGCTTGCATTAATGCTTGTTCTTCTAGTGACATTTCAGGCATAGCAGGTGCAGGAGGCATCATCTGCTCTTTAAGTGATAGCGCATCATTGATCCATTTTTGTAAAAGATCCAATTTATCAACTGGCAATCCTCTGGACTTCATCCTTAGATAAGTTGAATTCATATATTGGATGCCGTAATCAAGATTCTGATAAGGCTCAGGCGGATTATAAATCCCATCCTCAATGATAGTGTAGACCGTCCATTTAATATCATCTGTGCCAGCGTTTTTGTTTTCTGTTATCTCTGAAATGTCTGGAAACTCTAGAAGGCTTAAACCCTCTTGTGGTTCTAATAATCCAGCGGCAAGCATTTCTTGTACGTATGCAAGTCTACCTGCAGGAGTTTTAGGCAACATCGATGTTGGATATGCTTGCATAACATACTCAGAGTTCTTAAGTTTGATCTTTTTAAAATCAATCTTTTGAGCTCCATACTTGTCAGGAGATAACACAACTACATTACCGCCCTCGTCTGCAATCTGTTTAGAGTGATCTATAATTGCGTCTGCTAGGTCTAAATGAAATTGCTCCCAGGCTTGAGATAATTCAGCAAATCTTTCTGTTTCAATATCATTGTATTCCCTGAGTGCCTTACCAGAATCAAGCCCACTAGGCTTTTTAGACTGTGCAGTTAATTGTGATAGCCCAATTTCCTCAAATGCTTTTTGGTAAACAGTCAGGAACCAATCAATTACAGCAGGGTTAATTCCCATAGGAAAGTTATATGAAGGAGGTGCACCTTTATACTTAACAATCGTTCCTACTTCGTTGTTAAAATGTGTATCAATAATCTCTGACATATAATCAACCAGGATGTTTGGTGATGACATGATGTTCATCGATCTTGAAATACGTCTAAGCATCCTGTTGATTTCAATTTGATGACCTGTAATGATTTCAGAAATGCCTTTAGAGAAATACCCAACTGCATTTGGCACATATTGAATCCTGACATAAGGGATTTTTTCTTTTTCAAAGTCTTCATAAAGAAATGTAGCAGTAGAAATACCAATAAAGTGCTTACCTTTATGTAGGATTTTGTTTCCATCCTTATCATAAGTCACATGAGCACATCGGTATGCTTCAACTACAACGGCAAGTTGATGGTTAGATTCAAATGAATCAATAAAGAATGGAATATCAGTAATGCTTGCCTCTGCAATCTCAACAGCAAAATCAGGATACTTTTCTTTTAATGTCCCCTTATCAACTACTCTTACTTCGTAAATAGTTTTAGGCTCCATTCCATACATGACCTCTGCCTGGTTAACTACAAGACATGGTTTAAATACTTTCTTTAGATGAATATTTCCCTGGGCATCATGCCAGTGCTTAATAAACCCATCACCAAATATAAGGGCATCCCTTAACGCTTTCTTAGATTCTTCGTAAACTTTAGATTTATAGAATTGTCCGTAAACGTATTTGGATAGCTTCTTTGCTTGTTGTTGCATTCCCCAGTCACCGTCATCTGTTAAAAATGATGGTCTAACTTTATTCTTTGCAATCTTAGAGACAAGCGTGTTTGTAGCAGCTTGCACTATGTTCATAGTGAATTTAGCGTCCAAAGTGTCAAACGTAAGATTGAAAGTAAAAGCAGAATAAAGAGGTAAACCAGAATAGAGTCTAAAATGCCTCTCATCTAAATCCTCCTGCGCAGTTTGGTTTCTTCTTATGTTTCCTGCAGTTTCAAATACTCTTTTATGTGGATCTTTTTCTATATCCCACCAGTTTTTTTGTAGTTCCATTAATTAGCTCTCAGTTTAAGGTTAGAAGCAGAATAATATAAATCATCTTCAGTAATCTTTTCAGAAGATCCAATACTAGGCAATACGTTTGCTTCAGCTATGTATTTCACTGGACTTATTTTGATTTCAATATCACCACTCTTGAATGATTCTACTGAATGGGCTCTTAGGACGTGTAAAAGTCTATCCATTTCTTCAATATTGATACTCATTTTGTTTTCTCCTTAAATCTGAAAGTTGTTTTGCATATTTATCCATGTATTCGTTTGAATCAATGTCTTCGGGTTTTGGTTGTTCTTTCCAAAGGTAATTTCTAGCTTCTCTCCAACTATAAAGCATAGCATCGTTGCAATTTTTTACCAAAAAACCGTCAACAACATATTCGTGATGATCTTTTACAGTAAGATTATAAACTCTTTTTACCGAATCTTTTTTCGTTGGTGCTTTTAGAAGTGCAGGACAAGGAACAAAATTTGGATTTAGCGTATTTATTAACGGTATATTTTTTATTGCAGTACAGGCAGTTTTTTTCAATATTGTCGATCCCTGAATCTCTCCTAAATTTTTGAGCACAAGATCCACTGCACCACCTAGATCTTTTTTCCTTAAATTTAAAAACTTCTTTTTGTTTCCCACAAACTTCACAATGAATGAAAGTTTTTTCATCCATGTGTTTACCAAGTGAATTATGCCAATGCTTTTTATGCCATTCAATTCCTGCTTTTGATGCGTGCCATTCAGGTGCTTTAGCAATTGCTGCTTTGATATATTGACGGCTTTGCTCTCTTCTTTTTTCATCCATGTGGTGTTTTGAATGATCTGAGTGATTAATAATTTCCAAGTTCTCAATAAAGTTGTTGTTATAATCGTGATTTTTGTGGTGAACATGAAATCCAGGCGGAATGGAGCTATTATACTTTTCCCAAATATACCGATGAAGGTATTGAATTTTTTTTCCAAAAAACCTTTGCCAATATTTTCTGTGTGAAGGACATTTTGCACCAGGGTATCTTCGCCAGGTAATATTGTCGTATTTAAGTTCTTCTGATTTTGACATGATCTCAATGTATATAGCAACGAATCGGTTGTCAATTTTTCAGCTTCTACCCATCCATTGCTTGTCATGAATTTATGGCTACTAGTGCATTCTATAATTCCGTTAATAGTTTTTATTATGCACAATTCATTTGTCAGTGATTCATGCTTTACCATAACCGGCATAAACCCTGCTCTTGTCAAAACCATTTCACCTAAATCTATTTTTTCTATTGGTTTATATCCATTAATTGTTAATACTAGCGTTCCTGCAACAAAACAATGATTAGGTATCCTAGGATCTTCTATTTGTTTTGTTTCATCTTTCCATTGAAGTGATTCTTGTTCCGAAATTAAAGAATCTGTTGTTGCTTTAAAGTATTTGATTCTTCCTCTTGTTACATCATCGGCCATGATTTTCAGGAAAGATGCTTTATCTTCTTTTTTTGCTGCCTCTAATGGAATGTTGTGACGATTTCTCATTTCCATCACACCCTGCTTATTAGCACCATCAACTATAATTTTTGCTATAGGATAACGTCTTAAATAATCTTTTATTCGATTTGCGGTGTCTGTTATATCAAGTTCATTTTCTTTGTATGCTTCTACAACATAAAGTTCAGGAGATTTTGTATGAAAAGCAGTTAAAACAAATGAGCAATCATCATTATAACCAAGATCAACACCGAGGATATATGTAGCGTTAACCAAGTGGATATGATCTATGACTGTATTTTCATTAATCTTTATGATTAATAACTTATCATCTGCACACCACTCATTTAGGTAATGCGTTTTATATTCAGAAGTAAGCATAAAGCTAGGATTAAAATTCTTAATCCAATCAACGTGTTCTTGCCATTTATCTTTAATGTAAGGATTATCGAATGCAGACCATTTATGAATAGACCATCCTGGCTCTTTCCCACTTGTGACCTGTTCAAAAAAAGTTTTAGGTATATTCTCAGCAGTACCTAGTAATGTTAACCTACCTGAAACATCGGCAAGTGCAGGCATAATCATTTGGTAGCAAATCTTTTTTAAGTCTTGAGATATAGACCCAGCTTCATCGATCTTAACTGTTTTATATTTTCCACCTAGAATCTTTCGCATCTCTTTGTATGACGAGTCCAACCCGAATAGCCTAATTTCTGATTTATTATTGAGTCGGATGATGCCCTGCTGTTCGTTTGATCTAAACTGAATTTTTTTTTCTTCTAGTTCATGAAGCATTATGTCCCAAATAATGTTTTTGGCGGATCCTAGAGTTAAAGCACCATATAAGTGTTTAGTCTCTCCTTCATCTAATGCAGTCTGGAGCGTTTCTTTTGCCTCACCTGTTGATTTACCTGCTC